ACGGACATGCTAGACGGAGATCATATCTTAGAGTTTATTCAGTTTGCTAATGCTGTCTGGACTTCACAATCTAATCATGGTCTAAGAAAAGACATGGAAGATAGGGTGGCCTTATTCCCGCAGTTCGACAATATCACGCTATCCTTAGTTTCGGAACATGACAAGCGGCAGTTTGCAGACATGAAAGACAAGCTGGGCGACAACGCAGCATTAAAACTATATGACACTCTGGAAGATGCTGTATTAGAGATAGAAGAGCTAAAAACAGAGCTATCCACTATTACGGTCAGCAGAACAGCTACAGGCAGAGAACGCTTCGACACTCCAGAGATTAAGCTCAAGACCGGCAAGAAAGGGCGTATGCGGAAAGATAGATATAGTGCCCTAATCATTGCCAATATGATAGCTAGGTCTATGGAGAGAGAAATTACCCCTCCAGCCTATAGAAGCGTGGGGCGTATCGCTACTGTTCCTGGCGGCAAGGGGCATGATCCAAATAAGGGTATGTATTCGGGCCAGGGGTGGCAAGGCTACTCCCCTTCTGCTGTCCGAGTTATCAAGCGAAAATAATAGGCATTGGTGTAACAATCAATAGGTATTACAATCCCTACTCCTCTTACTGGACTTTTATAAATGAGTAAGCAAAGATATCCTAAAAGTGAAAACGATAGGAAACTAGAACTTAGCGGCCCAGCATATATCACTTGGGAAGATAATCCAGACCAAGCATTTAGAACATATGCTGAAGCGATGGAAGAGGCTAGCCACAGCGTTGCTAATACACGTAGGGACTTTTCAGGCGTAACCTCCTATGCAGATGGACGGCCTGGACTAAGGGGTAGGGATTTTGACTGGTTCCGTCCTGGTCAAGAGGCTCCGGTAAAGCCTAAAGATATTATTGCTTATGCTCGATTTGTTTATCGTCGCATTGGTATCATTCATAATGCAATCGACCTAATGGGAGATTTTGCATGTCAGGGTATCAGGATTGCACATCCTAGCCCTCGAATTGAAAGCTTTCTAAATGACTGGTTCTTTCAAGTAGAAGGTAAGCGTGTATCGGAACGACTATCGCATCTTCTCTTCAGAGAAGCGAACGTCCCTATCCGCATGTTCACGGCTAAGATCAATAAGCAAAAACGCTTGGAAATGCAAAAATCCGCCGGGGCCGCAGACATTCGGTTAGACACTTCCTCTACTTTCCAAAAGAATGAACTGCCTTGGAAATATACATTTCTAGACCCCCTATTGATAGAGCCGATAGGTGGAACGCTTAATACCCTGTCTAAAAACAAATCTCTCTTGCTGCGTATCCCCTTTCATATTCAGAAAGAGGTTCAGCGACTACTCAATGCCCATGACGAAGCTAGCCGCAGAGCCCTGGAAGATGTTTCGCCCGATATTATTCGTGCTGTACAAAGTCAGCAAGACTTGATGCTTCCCCCCGACAAGACTTATTTGTATCATTATAAAAAAGACGATTGGCAGAGTTGGGCTGACCCCATGACCTATTCTGCTTTTGAATCCCTCAATCTCTACCAAAGATTGCAGTTGGCAGACAAGGCCGCTCTTGATGGTGCGATCTCCAAGATCAGAGTATGGAAGATCGGTTCACTAGAACACAAGTTAGCACCTACGCCCACAGCCTCCTCCACCCTTGCCAATATGCTAGGTGCAAATGTTGGTGGCGGGACTATTGATGTCATATGGGGGCCAGATATTGAACTTATTGAAACCAGTAGTGATGTACAACAGTTTCTAGGTGAAGAGAAATATCGCCCAACTTTAATGGCTATCTATGCTACTTTAGGAATCCCCCCGACACTGACTGGAACCTTTGGGGCTTCTGGAACCACCAATAATTTCATTTCTTTGAAAACCTTGACAGAGCGTCTAAACTACGTCAGAGGTATTCTTATTGAGCATTGGACAACACAGTTAAAGCTAGTGCAAAAAGCTATGGGCTTCAGATTGCCCGCACAGATTGAATTTGATTTCATGCATCTCGACGATCCAACTGCTGTAACTACTTTACTAATGAATCTGGCAGATCGTAATATTATTAGCGACGAGTTTGTACAAAGAAACGTTAAGGCTAATCCTGCCATCGAGAAGCGTCGAGTTATTGGAGAGGACAAGAAAAGAGAAAGGTCGGACATGGAGAAGGTTAGCCCGTATCATCAAGTAGATCAAAATCATGCCTTGGAAAAGATCGCCTTGCAGACACAGGTAGTAGCCCCTTCTGAAGTTGGCTTAGAACTACAGCCTAAGAAGAAGGGTGAGAAGTCGGGCCAGGACATGAAGGAGACAAAGGTGAATACTGGTCAGCCGCCAGAGCAAGACAATACTGGCCAGCCAGGAAGACCCAAGAATAGCCAAGACTCTAAGCCTCGTAAAGAAAGGCAATTTACGCCTAAAAACAAGGCCGCTGTAGAGATTTGGGCCAAGGAAGCACAGAAGAGTATAACGTCTATTATCAATCCTCAAGTTATTGCATCATTCGGTAAAAGCGATGCTAGAAGCCTGACCGGAGATCAGTTTGACCAGTTAGAGAAGCTTAAATTTGAGATTTTGTGTAATTTAGATATAGACGACGAGATAACAGAGGCTAATATAGCAGAAGCTTCACAAAGGCCCAACCCAGGAATTCATCGTGAATTCGAGAGGTGGACTAACGAAGCTCTAACATTACTAAATAAGCGTTCGTTCAGTGTGGATGAACTAAGAGACTTAAAAGTATCTTTTTATGTTAATAGTCGGAGTAACTAATGAGCATTAAACCCATAACTGTATATGCGGCAGAAAAAGAGGCGGGACTTGAACACAAGATTCGATCCCAGTCCTCTATCGCCTTTACAGCCCCAGTAGCCAGTCACGATCCAATGTGGAGTGACGAAGCTAAGGCAACTGCATCACAGGCATTGATAGATGAATTGACAGAGGCTAATGTAGACGATCCTGACGTTCACCATGTATTTTCCATCCTTGTTTCTACAGTGTGGAATAAAAACGATGATGTATTTGATAAAGACGAAGTGTGGGCTGCTCGCAACACTCCTAGATTTAAGCCTACAAACATCGAGCATGACGAAAAACAAATTGTTGGTGGTATCACTTCTAGCTGGCCCATCAACGCAGACCTAAGTCTTATGACTGAAGAGACTGAGGCTGCTGCAAACGACGAGCCGGTAGAGTTGCCTGACCTGTACCATCTTTTGGTCGCCTCAGTAATTTACAAGCAGTGGCAAGACCCCGAGCTTCAGGCTAGGGCCACAGAGCTTATTCAGGCGATAGACGATGGGAATAAGTTTGTTTCGATGGAATGTATTTTTCATGGTTTCGACTTTGGAGTAGTAGCCCCTGACGGACAGAACCATATTTTGGCTCGTTCAGAAGATACAGCGTTCCTTTCACAGCATCTACGTGCATATGGTGGAACGGGAACTTTTCAAGGCCACAAAATAGGGCGAGTATTAAGAAATATTACCTTTAGCGGCAAGGGCTTTGTTGACAAGCCAGCCAATCCAGATAGTATTATCTTTGATAGGAACCATATTTTTTCATTCGCCAACGTTTCGAAGGACGAATCTCTCTTTTTAAACGAAAATGGTGTAAATACAGATACAGAAGATAATTCTTTTGAGTGTAATACCAATAAGGAGTCTATGATGAGCGATCAAAATGATCAAATCAAAGAGCTTAAAGAAACTCTTGCCACCCTCACAGAGGAAAACAAAGAGTTGAATAATAAGCTGGCGGCGGCAAACGTTTCCCAATTTGAAGATAAAATCGTAGCCTTGGAAGCCGACGTTGTCGAGCTAACTGAAGCTAAGACTGATCTCGAAGGTAAACTGACTGAAGCTAATACAACGGTAGAGGGTCTGAAGTCGGACCTGTCCACCACGGCCACTGAACTCAATGAGATTCAGGCCAACTTTGAGAAGATGAGAAAAGAAGAGAAAAAGAAGAAGCGACACGCTTCTCTTGTTGAGGCTGGATTGTCTGCTGATGAAGCTGACGCGAAGCTTGAAGCTTTTGAGTCTCTTAACGACGAGCAGTTCGATGCGATTGTGCAGACTGTCTCGGAACTGAAACCCGTTGTTGCATCCGATGATGTTGCCGACGAAGAGCATGCTGATGAAGCTGCTGCTGATACTGACGAAGTTGTTGAAGATGCGGAGGCTTCGGAAGAGGCTGATTCGTCTGAAGTAGTAGAGTCGGACAGCGTTGATGCTGATACTTCAATGGCTAGCACCGACGATAGTGAAGAAGACGAACTATCGACGGCTCGTGCTGGTCTGTCCCAATGGGTTGAAGACGTAGTCCTTAAATCTAAATAAGTCTTTCTAGGAGAAATTATAATGGCTTTAAAAGGTGATCGCGTAGAACATCTGACAGATATTAGCTATTTCAAGAGCGATGCAGTAGCAGAGCGTGGCATCATGTTAGTTCACGGAACCGGCGGTTCGGGTGCGGCTATGGATGACTCGGCGGCTTTGGTCCGTGATGCTGCGGCTTACGAAGACGAACCGGCTGGTCTGTTGTTGAATGACGTTGTAAACATTGACCTTACCCGTCAACAGTACAACGCACACAAAGACGAAGTGCAACTCGGTGGCAAAGTCACCCTGCTGCGTCATGGCACGGTTGTTACCGACCAAATTTCCGGTACGCCGGTTATTGGTAGTGGTGCTCACTTTGCTCTCGATGGCACACTTACCTGTGGCAACGAGCAAGCTGGCAGTGCTAAAGTTGGTCGTTGGTTGTCTACTCTTGATGCCGATGGCTTCGCAAAGGTAGAAATTAACATAGTTTAATCTTAATATTCGTTAGGAGAATACAAGATGAGTTTTTTGAAAAATACCCCTGAAATGACGGAATTGCTTCGTCAATCGGGTAGCCAAAAGAAGGAAGAGTCCTTGGCCGGTGTAGCGGAATTGGCGAAAGCCCTTGAAGCTCCCCTGCGTAAGGGCGTTATGAGTGGAGATATCCTTGGCGGTATCTTCGAGCCGATTCCTCTGGCTCCTGGTGCTACGAGCGAATTCCCGCTTGATTTCGTTGCCCCCGGTAATGAAAAAGATTACGTTGCCTACACGATTCCTGCTCATGGTCGTATTCCAGAGCGGCACGTTGAAGGTGACTACGTCTTGGTTCCGACGTATGACGTTGGTGCTTCGATTGATTGGCTCCTGAAGTATGCCCGCGATGCCCGTTGGGACGTTGTTGGTCGTGCGATGGACGTAATGCGAGCCCAGTTCACCAAGAAGATGAACGATGACGGTTGGCATACACTGGTTTCGGCTGGCGTTGATCGTAACATTTTGGTTTACGATCCCGATGCGGCAGCAGATCAGTTCTCGAAGCGACTTGTGTCGCTGATGAAAGTTACCATGCGTCGTAATGGCGGTGGCAACACGGGTAGCTCGGTAAATCGTGGTCAGATGACTGACCTTTACATGAGCCCTGAAGGTATCGAAGATATCCGTAACTGGGGTGTTGATGAAGTTGACGAGGTTACTCGTCGTGAGCTTATCACCCAGGATGGCGGAATGCTCGTGCGTATCTTCCAGGTCAATCTTCATGACCTTGATGAGCTTGGCGAAGACCAAGAGTACCAGATTTTCTACGAGAGTGATCTTAGCGGCACGTTGCCTGCTGGCGATCAACAGATCGTAGTGGGTCTTGATCTTAGCTCGAACGACAGCTTTGTAATGCCGGTTCGTAACAGCCTCCAGATTTTTGAGGATGACACGCTTCATCGTCAACGTCGGGCTGGTTTGTACGGTTGGGCAGAGCACGGCTTTGCGGCTCTGGATAACCGCCGAGTGCTTCTAGGCTCCTTCTAAGCCAGAAGTTTATATATTCATTAAGCCGGTGGTGGCAATTGTCGCCATCGGCTTTTTTTGTATAGGAACGCTATGCCCGCTGGTGGAATACATTTTGATAGCTTTCTTCTTAACAATAGCACTGGCACTCAGGTTGTTGACGGCTTCGGCTTTACACCTGGAGCTAGTATTCTATGGCATTGTGGTGCAACAACCGGCAATACTACTCAATCTACTTGGCAAGGAGGAATAGGATTTGCCGTCGCCTCGGGAACGAGCGGAGCAGGTTCTATTGCTTGGCGTGGTACAGACAATGTTGTTGCCACTATCGAAAACGCTGCATCTGACAGCCGCTACTGCATTCTAGGTCTAGAAGAGCTAGTAGATGATACAGGCTACCAAGCTTCCATTGTTAGTGTAGATTCGGATGGATTTACCCTAAACGTGGAAAACGCCCCGAGTTCAGGAGTCTTAGTTAATGTCTTAGCTTTAGATTCGGGTGCTATAAGCGGTGCAGAAGTAAGGCTGATTCAATCACCTTTAAGCACTCAAACGGTACACTATAATGCGGGATTTGAACCAGACCTTATATATATAATTACCGCTACAACCGTTAGTGATCCTCAGTTAAGAGCCGCCGTACCTCTCTCTATTGGATTTTCTGATGGCAATAATGATAGATGTACCTCTATGTCATCCAATGACGCAGTGGGTACTAGCGACGTAGAAGCTGACTGGAGTTCAACAATAATTGATTCTGTATTGTGGACTAATACCAGCTTTGAAGTTGCCAATGTTCATGCCGTTAGCTCTAGTGGTTATGAGCTTAACTGGACTACAGTAAGCCCTTCGTTTGAGGTTTGTTATTTTGCATTAGCATTAAAGCTCGGCAATCAGGTTCAGGTCGGACATTCCGCTGAAAATGCCACCGTAGGAACACTAACCACGGTTACTACTTCTACCTGGACTCCTGGTGCTGTTATGGGTCTTACGGGTAGAGACGCTAGTAGCGTATTGAATTGTATAGGTGCTGGAGCCAGCGGCATTAGTGGGGTTAATGAACAGTCTTGTGCCTATACTAATCAACATAACCTTGGAACCACCGATACGCATAGACACCATAAAGAAGATCACTTTATCTATACCGAATGGACAGACGGCTCCATTATCCGTAGCCAGCTAAGCGAGTTTACTAGCGGATCGTTTTCGCATAGGGTTCAGGAAAATGACTTTGCTATTAGTTATCCATTTATTTATTTGGCTATTGAATCGGGGAACGTTGCAGCGGGTGGTGAAACTGCTGTACAAAGCATTAGAAATATGTCCGTAGAGACTTTACTAAGTCTAAGTGTAGACAGCAATATACCTACAGAAACGCTACTAACCTTTGCGGGTAGTCGAAATATATTAATAGAAAATACTCTAGGCTTATCTGGCAATAATGATAATCCTGTAGAGAGCCTGGGTCAGCAATCACCCATTCATAATATTCCTATTGAAACACTATTGCGGCTGGCCTTTATTAGGAATATGGTAGAGGAAAACCTGCTAGCCGTTTCGGGGATTGTTAGAGAGTTGTCTGTAGAGGGGCTTCAGGGTATTGCTGCATTGGGATCAACTCCAGAGGAAATTTTAGCTTCTTTATCAAACAGTAATAATATTAATATTGAAAGCCTACTAACGTTAGCTGGCATTAAACAACAGTTGGCTATAGAGTTCCTTCAGGGGCTACAAGCTTTGGGTAGCACCCCCGAAGAAATTCTAGCTTCTCTATCTAAAAATGGCGTCATACCAACTGAAGTGATAGGCTCAGAGGAATTTTTCAACGTTATCCGAGATTGTTGTGTTCCCATAGAAAACTTAGCTGATCTATCTACTTTAAATAAAACTGCTGCCCTAGAACACTTGCAGGGGCTGTCTCCTTCAACTAACCTCCCGATAGAAAACCTAGCTTCGCTTCTATTGTCGGATAATATGACAGTTGAAAATCTATTAGATATTAGTCTTTTAGATCAGATGCCTGTAGAACTGTTAACTTCAATTGCCGATAACAATGGAAGCCCAATTGAGAACCTTGGGTCTTTGTCTCAAGATGAGAGTATACCGGTTGAGATTAGAGGGGCTTTAATAGTCGGGGTGATACGTAATCTTCCCTTGGAATCTTTACAGGGACTAGCTCCTTCTACGAATATGCCAGTAGAGGACTTGAAGAGCTTGGCTCCTAATATCGGTCCTCCTATAGAGCAGCTATTAACTCTTTCCTCACTTAATAGAAATTCTGCAATAGAGTTTCTGCAAGGGTTATCTTCCAGTCATGATATCCCAGTTGAAAGCGACGGCTCTACATCGGTAGGAGTATTGAGTAATATTCCTATAGAGTATTTATCACAGCTTTCTTTAGGTCATAAGTCTGCCTTAGATAATATGGGGCTCTTCACCAATGCGTTACAGACATATATTGATAATATAAGTAGCGTTTTCATTGATCATTCGTTGCCAATAGAGCTTTTAGAGTCTGTTACTTCTATAGCTCTCCAGCAATTGCCAATTGAGGTTTTAGCGGGGATTGCAAGTCAAAATAACCTACCTTTAAGTACTTTACAGGTACTTGCCTCTATTGACCATAATCTGCCTACAGAGGGTTTAGGCTCGGTTAGTGTTTTCAACGATCTTCCGGTGGAGGTTCGTTCATCTGTAGCTATTTCCACTATAAAGTCTATACCTATAGAGGCTTTAGTGTATTTATCTGAGAGCGAGGAAATTCCCTTAGCTACCCGCAGACTTTTTGGCCAGTTCATAAGTAGACTAAATTGGGTACTTATCCCTAGAGCTTCGGATTGGATTGCCAACGACTATAGAACCAACTGGATAATAGAAAATAATAATACTTGGGAGATATGAATATGAGTGTTGTAGATAGTGACATTGTCCTCTATGCCAGCCAAGACATGCCGGTTAATGATACAGATACTAGCGGTGGAGCTATCAATAGTGGTATCCGTGTAGTATTTACAGATATAATTGCTACCGACGTAGTGGAAGGCTCAGGCACTGAGAGTGACTCGGGTACGCTGACTATTACGGGTAGAAATACCGCTGGTAGTGTTGTAACCGATAATATTACTCTGCTTGGAACCACCCTGGTTTCTGGTACACAGGCGTTTGAGCGTATCTTGATTGTACAAAATGATGAGGCCGCAAGCGGCGAAATCGTCCTTAGAGATCATCTAACCAATTCGGGCATCGGAAGTATCTATGCTAATGAATCGGGCTTTAGAAGGCCGTTTTACGATGCTACGGCGGCTGCTCCTGGTGGCAGTGATAAAGAACTGTACGAAAAAATTTACTTAATGAATCTCAATACTGTTAATGCCTTGCTGGGAGCTACCATTACTGAAGTAGTTACTGGTGTTTATACTAAGGTGGCATTTGCTACCGAGGATACTCTGGCCTCAACGCAGTCCGTTGCGAATAGAGTTGCAGTGCCGACCGGTACTGGCCCTTACGGAAGTGGTGCTAGTGGAGTTCCAGGTACAGACTTGCAACCCTTGGGTTACTTGGGCGTATGGCTTCAGCTTGACTTGAATGCTGGAGATGCTGCACAGAATAGTTTTTATCAACTACAAATTGATGGATCAACTACATAATGCCGACTCCGCTGACTACAGAATTCATTGGCTCCCGAGCCGATGTTGCCGACGCAGTTACGGACTATACCGCAACCAAGATCGCGGGTGGTGGACAGTCTCCCAGTGTAGCTGTAGCCACATTGTTTAAGCAAGGGTCTGCTGCTATTGCTACAGACTATCCCACAGCCTCACGTTTTGTCACCTTGCATTTTGACGATACTGTGCAAAGTTGGGATTTTTCTTCTGGCGGTGCTGAAGAGGATCAACTTGTTTGGGTGTGGGGAAATGCTCTTTTAGCTCCTACCTCTACAGGTACAGCTGCTGGAGGGGCACTTGGAGGGTTTGGCATTGTTATGACCGATAATGCTCCAGCCTCTATAGATAGTTCATGGGCTATTTGGACGTTCTATGGTGGTGAGAACTATCCTGGTGGTTGGCAGAAGATGGTCGTTGATCCTAGTTTACGCCCAACTGCCTCTGGTGGAACATTTGCACTGTCTAGCTTAGCCTCTATTCGAGGTATAGGAGTTTTCTTTGTTGCTGATAATAACGCTAAGGGTGGTGCAGATGCCGCACTTATTGACGCTATTGATATTGGCTCTGGCCTAAGAATTTATGGAAGCGGTACTCAAGAAGACGGCTTTGGCGATCTCCTTGCGGCAGACGCAGGTACAGACGCCAATCAATACGGTGTAGTCAAATCTCTTGAAGCAACTGATACAATTTTGCAGTTGCAGGGCTATCTAGAAATTGGCACAGGCAATCTTGGTGGTACTGTATTTGACGATATTAACAAGGTTATTAGCTTTAACAACCCCCAATATATTGATACGTTTGGCGTAACACAATATGTCAATGCTATTCCAGATACTTTTCAGCAGATTAATATTGTTGGAAATACTACATCTGGAACAGAAGTCGAATTAGGAATTAAAGTAGGCGATGGCGATACTGCTCGTGGTCGTAATGGTTTGACCTTTTTGGGGAACGATGATTATAAGATTTCCCTTATTGTTGAAGACGAGCCAAATGTGCAGTTGCAATTGTACGGTACTTCTATTCGTAGCTTTAATGAAGCTATTACTTGGCCAGCCGAAAGTGGTCATGAATTTATCGGGTCTACCATTGATGGCTCGGCTCAATTTGTGGGCGATACTGGAATTGTAATTAGGAATTCAACCTTTCAGAATGCTACGGGTATAGAGGGTTCATTTATATGGAACCATACCGGAATAGATATTAAGAACTCTAACTTTGTGGCTAATACTAATGTGGACGGCAGTGGTGCTGGTATCGAACACCCGTTTTCTGGAACCTTCACTTACGACAACCTCCAGTTCTCCAATAATGATTTTGATATCAACTTTAGTTTGGCGACATCTGGCGATCTGGTTATTCAGGCTACTAATCTTTCTAATCCAGCTACGGCACATAGCGGAAATGTGGACAGTACAGTAACCATTGAAAATAGTGTTACTCTTACACTAACTGATATTGTAGTAGGGTCAGAAGTAAGGTTGTTTAATAGCAATACCACTAATCAGGTTGCGGGGGTTGAATCAGAGGGCGACGGTACATTTGAGCATACTTACAACTTTACGGGCAATCAGAATATAGATATTGTGGTGCATCATCTTGACTACAAGTATTTCAGATCAGAAGAGAACTTATTAACCAGTGCGGCTGCGTCAATACGCATTGACCAGATATTTGACAGGAATTATGATAATCCGTAAGAAAAGGTGTATTTAACAGTGAGTAAACATAAC